GGTGTTTTGGTCAATCATCGGCGTGGCGACATACCTCTCGCCCTGTCGGTCAGTGATGAGCATAAGGCCATCGAAATCAGGTGTCCCCTGGTTGCCGTCAGCCTTAGCAGCAGCCATAGTTTCTTTGGCAAAGCCTCTCAAGCTTTTGTCTGTCAGTCCCGTTTTTGACCTTGAAGTCATTACAGCAACGAATCTGCCGTCACTGTTCTTCATAAAGACATAACGGTCCTGAATTCTCTGGTTGGCTACATCAAAAGCAACGCCGTATGCCGCTTCAGGACCAACCTCGTCAACAATTTTTGCCATGTGTGAGAACAAGAATAAAGAGTGTTCTGGTTCTATCTGTGCAAACACACCAGCCGACAGCGCGCCAATTTCTTCGCCTTCAATGTCTACAAAACCGGCAGTGCCAGGCACATTAGTGTCATACCTCTGCGCTTCTATTTCTGCAAAAGTCGGCCTGTCCCCCGCCTTCTTGAAAGCCTCGCTTTCGGCAACCTCCTGTGGACCAATTTGACCCAGGTGCCGCTGAGCAATCGTCATCATGTTGGACATGATTCGCTCGTTGCCAACAATCTCGATGGCCTCGGACGCAGGTAGCGTCGCAGCCATAGCAATTACCAGACCCTGCTGATCGTCAAGTGGGTACTGCAAGGCAAACTTGCTTCTGAGTTCGTCGCTCTCAAAGAGTTCAAACATATTGACGAGCTCTTGAACATTGCCGTTTTTCGCAAGTTTTACAACATGCTGTTCAAACTCAGGCTCGATAGTCCCAAACATCTCGAAGCCACGGGCAGACTTTTCTCGCCACGCACCTGTCTCAATGTCACGCTGAGTCATGGCAGCAGCTGCCAGCACCTGCTCTGGCGTATTCCTGTCGTAACGCCCAGTCTCAAAAAACTTTTGGTCTGCTTCGCTGCTGTAAGTAACAATCTTGTTGCTTTCGTTGATCAGTCTGTCAACCTCTCGTTGCAGCTCTCGAACAGATTCTGTCGAGCCAATAGCATCAGAAAAAAGCGTGGCCTCTTGCTTAAGAGTTTGCAAAGCCAAAATGTCCTCTGCTCTAAGAGGTGTGCCGGAGCTAATAGTTTGCGCAAAGTCTCGGCTGGTAATCCAGTTGCGAGCCTGGCTAATGACGTACTTGGATTCGTCTTCAAGGTCGAAGGCTCGATACATGTTGGTATCACTGGCTTGCCGCATACCATTGAACAAGTTGACAATGCTGGGCGAGTCTGAACTCATAAAACCTTGTTGCAAGTCGTATCTGGCCGCCGTATACCCTTGTAACGCTACGTCTTGCTGTCTCTGTTGAAAATTATCACGAAGACTTGCAAGTTGTGAATTGAATACCGACTTAGCGTTCTCATCAGTGAAAAGCGAACCCAGCTGCGACTGCAAGTTTTCTGGGTCGTCTTGTCCTGGATAGGTCGACACCTCCCTTACAACAGATGTTGCAGCGTTTGTTTCGAGCTCTCGAATAAGCTGCACCTTGGTCGCTGGCGAGAGGGCGTCACTGCTGTTGATTTGCTCTCTAAGGACCGATACGTCAGCAATCACGACATCAAGGTTAAGTGTCATGTCATCGTTGGACATGATTGTCGGTTTGAAGCTGGCAACATCTGTTCTATATTGTGTCTCCGCCTGGATCTCCATGTCTTTGATCTGGCGTTGCGACTTGTTTGATTGGAACGAGGCACGAAAAGATCGAATGCCCAGGTCTATTTGCTGTGTGTAGTCAGGGTTATCGTCGCCCCACTGGTTCATGCGGTCTTCGAGCAATTCAAGCTCAGCCTCAATAGCAGAGTCAATTTCTTCCCTACTCATCCCCTCGGCTTCCATCTGAACAGCCCTTGCCTCAATCTCCTCGGCTGCCACATCAAATCCCTTGAGATCAAGACGCCGTTGCTCTGCGTCAAGCCGTTCTTGCAAAGCTCGTTCGCGACGCTCTTTGTCGATAGCTGCCCTGGTTAGGGTTTCGCCAGCGCGTTGGATTGCATCAGGAATGATAGATGTGTCCTGCACATCAGGCCGCTGCAAGTCAGGTATGCCTGGTTGTGCCAGGTTGATTTTGCCAGAGGAGAATGGTAGTTGACTCATGGTTGTACCTTAAGGAAGCGCGCTGCCACGGGGCGCATTTTGTGGGTTGCCACCGCCACCACCGAAACCACCGCCTGCCATCATTCCAAATGACGCGATGTTGACACCGGCACCGATCAAAGACGCAATAGCTTGATCGCCTGCTTGATCAGCCTGCATATAGCCGTTCATCTTTTCGATTTCTGCGTTGTCCTGCATACGTTGCAATACGAATTTGTCCCTGTTAATAAGCCTTTGCAGTTCAGACATACCGACTGCCTTTTCGTTAGCAAATGCTCTCAACGCGGACACGTTGCCACCCATAGCCGCAGAAGCCGCAAGGGACTCCCCAGCAGAGGATGTGACCATCCTTCGTTCTTTGAGTCTCTGGGCAGCAAGGTCAAACCTTGTTTGCGCTATGTCTGCTAAGCGACCGCCGTACACAAAGTCTGAAATCTTCTGTATTTGCTTTTCAGCCTTCTTGCCTGCGCCGTAGCCCATAAGACCACCGATGCCAGACAAAACCATGCCTGCTGCCATTACGGACATTACATGCCTCCTTTGTCGATTTCGGCGTGCATAGCCTGAAGTTCAAACTGATATATGTCGTCTGTTTCAATCACGACCCTACGCAGACGTTTGCCCCCATCGTCCTGGACCTGGTGTTCGATTATCTCGGTGACAGGCACAGGTACTGTTGCCACAGAAGATCCATTGCTGTAAACCAGCTCGTCCAGCTTATCTACGCCGCATCTGCCGCCGTAGCTTTTGAACACATGAAGGTTAACGCGATATACCCTTTTGATGTCGCTTCTTGGGTCATTACCTTGACCCTTGTTTGCGCTGATGTTTTGCAATGGAAGAGATTTGAACCGTGAGGTGTAAGGCAAGCCAACAATCGCACCCTCTGGAAAATCAGACAAACCAATGCTGGCAAAGTCTATATCTCCGTTTGCATCAACAACAGTAGTGTATTTTCTGCCCTGGTAATAAACACAGACTGCACGGTTAGCCAAGTGAAGCACCCTGGCATTTTTCTGTTGACTAGCCGTCATCGAACTGACCGCTACAGCGGGAACCACAACAGTCAAAGTCAGGTTTGTTAGCACGCGTGATTCAAATTTGAAATTAGGAGTCGGTACTTTGATTGGATCAAAAGTGGGGTTGCCAAGAGCGGCTTTAGATATCTCAGTGAATCTTGCGGTGATTTCTTCCTGACCATCATGTGGGGTGCCTGTTTTAAAAGCACCAAAAATGTAATCGTGAGTAAATAGTGGACTTGATACAGTCAGCTCTATATCAGTCAAGTCCAAGGGGTATTTGCCACCCTGTCCACCTTCACTGCTGATAGTGTCAAAATTGGTATCACTCGTTCGTTGCAGAATTACTTTTCGTCCAACAGGTACAGCAGCAGGCGGTATGGGTTCACCATTTAATTGTTGGACCAAGATCCGACCACGATCACAGAAGTCTTCATACGGAGCTTGAGCAAGGTCTAACTCCCCGAAAAAGTTGGGATCGCTGCCTGAGCCTGGATTAGTGAAAAGACAGAAATAAGCCGGGCTCCACTGTTTGGTGAGATACAGGTTCACACGCTCATAAAACAGTGGGGGTGGAGGAGGATCAAACGCAGTGTCTTCGATGGGTCCATCTTCAGTGAATACTGTGTCGTTAGACGGTGGGATTGGCGGGTCTTCTGTGCTAAGTCTTACTGCCAGGTCTAATTTGAATTTACCCTCGACGTAGTTGTCTACCTCTTCCTTTGTCTCTCTGAAGAGGTAAAGATCGTTTTCCCGTTTGGCAATTCCGAACGTGGCTGATCCCACTTGGTCATTGCAGAAAGCGAATGAACGGACATCGTAAGCGTCAGGAAACTTGTAGCTAGAGAAGGACTTTATATCAGGCGTGCTTTCGCAGACAAAAACAGCAACCTCGCCGTTCGTCTTCACTAAGCGAAGATGTTGAATCGGGTATTGGTGCAAGGTCATTGATCGGATACGACGTTGGCTCACCAAGCCTGGACCCCCACCTTCTACTGGTGTGGAGTTTGTAATGATGCTGGACGAAGCGACAGAAACTTCTCTCGTTTGTGCGTCGGTTCCAGCCTCGTTGTTGAGTCTTAGCTCTGTAAGCCGAGAGTCAGTCGAGTCGACGAAATAAAGTTTGTCGTCCACCACAATCGGAGGTGTTGTTCTCGAAACGCCAGTAGAGGTAAGCTGGATCAGCTTGGCGTTGGTTGGGGTCAGCACTTCCCCCCTCGCGGGCGAAATGGCCATTGTTGCCGAGGCGGTGCAGACCAAAATTTGGCTTTTGTATGGAATCAAATGCCTGATTTTTGCACCAGTGTCACCCACAGTCAACAGTTGGATACCGTCGCTTGCAACAACGTTTGTGGTGTCGCTTACGCTGCTATCCCCAAAATCCAAATACATCCTGTCGTCAAGAGCGGTATTGCTGTGTGAGGTCAGGTGAGGTATTTCGATACCAGCTGTAATTGTGTTAATAGAAAAGCCGTTGATCTTGGTGCTGAAAATACGACCAGGCAAAGATTTGAAAGCAACGTGCATTCTTCCCTGGGTTTGTGCTAAAGCAGAGACTCCGGACATTGTGTCTGGACCAATCTTTAATCTTGCCGATTGAAAGGACCGCCCAGGGTCAAGAAAGTCATCGGAGCTAGGTGGGTTAGCGGCACCGTCAAGACCATATGGCCAGTAGTTGGCTTGATATTGCGTTCCGCCCGACTCTTTTTCTGCTGAGACATCAATGTCGTATGTTTCTTCACTTTGCGGAAGTGCTTGGGCGACACGCAAAACAAGGACAGTCAGCTCACGGTCGTCGTCTTCAACCTCTGATCCAGGGTAGTTAACTTCATCCTCAACCATTGGGCAGGCAAACGCCCCCATGAAATGAAAGCTGAATCTGAGATTCCTGTTCACGCTTGTAACAAGCACACGATTTTCAATACCAATAGGTGTTTCAGCTGCCAGTTTGCTGTTCAACAAGTCTGCAAGTCCAACATCATCACCCTCAACCATGTCGACACCAGGGTTTGAGATGCTTGTGCTTGTCGTTGGTGCGTTTGCGTCACTCAACAGTTGTTTTTGGAACTTACGCCTGAAGATATTGGCTTCACTTCGGTTCAGGACATGCAGAACAATTTCACCGAGGTTTCTCACACGAGCATCGAAGATATCGTCGTTTTCATCTGAACCAGTTTGCTCAATACCAAGAGGGACTCTGCCGCTTTTGTCACAAATTGGGAAGAATCTCTTTTTTTCATCTATCTTTGTTTGAACAAAAGTTGGCCATGATCCAGTCAGAATTTTTCCTGGATGGGAACCGCTTTGTCCCACTGCGGCATCCTCAACGTAAGGCCCATCTAAATAACCGACAGGCATGTTGACGATGCTGTGGTTATTACCAGTGGTTGCTGACACTTCCACCGCGCTGCTGGGCGTGTATTTGCGACGCCCAAACAAGAGAGATTTGTGACAGGCGTGCATCGGTGTTAGACCACCAGGTGCTAGATAAAAAACATCCTCAACCTGCACCGACTTGAGAAGTGATGTGTCGGGCCGGTCATAGATGTCTTTGGATTCTTCTGGGTTCCTGGTTTCAAAATCGAGTTGGCCAACGTCAGCATCTGTAGCTAATTGTCCAACCTCGTTCCAGTCGTACTGTGCGTTGGGAAATGCCGGGTCTGGTTGCAAGATTCTTGGGCAGAAAGACATGCTTCCTACGTCGTACGCTCTTGGCCTTCCTAGCTCAAGCAAATTTACGATGGATGGAGACACCGCGAGAAGGGACTGTCTGTCTGTGCTGTCATTGAAGGGAATTAATTTAGCATCAGAAATACTGTTGCAGTTTCTGAAACTCAAGCCGTCCGCAGTATCTTCTGAGTCAACAACGTATGAGTCGAACGCGTTGGCGCAAAAAATTGTTCCTGGCCTGCGTCGCATTGACCCAGTTTTGGTCGGCATAAAGTTTTCCATGCGGGCAGCGGCAGTCTTGTAGCCGTCAACATCTGCTCGACCCTCGACAGATGGGTCTACTTGACCACCTGAAAAAGAACTTTGTACCACGGTACGGATTGTCATTTGGCGTCCTCAATGCCACGGTAGACCTCGCCATTGAACCTGGCCTCCATGTACCTGGATGGTTCGTGTCCGATGTCAGGAGCCATCTCCAGGCTGTCAACGTAGCGTGCCTCCTCAAGCATCATCGCATATTCCTTCTCCATAGAGGCTGTGATGCCTGCGTCGCCGGTCAGCTCTTTGGCCGACTCAGCAGCCAGTCTGGCCGCCAGGGTGCGGATGAACAGGGAGTCGTACTTGTCGACCTCTTCAGCACGATGGACGTACAGGCAGTTGCCGTTGCCTGCGTCAGTCAGCAGCTGGTCGCCTTCGATGCGGAAGTCCTGGCTCTGGTTCTCCAGGCGGACCATGCGGATAAAGTCTTCAGGCAGCTGGTATGCAGAAGCAAAGCCCCACGCGGGAGCCTTGGCAAGCTTGACCAGGGCAGTACGTTTGATTGCAAAGTTCCAGCGGTGCATACGCAACACTGAATCCCGCATGGAGTCGTAGAGACTGGTCATCACCCTGGCCCTGACGTTGCTCTCAGTGAACGACGCCAAGGGGGTACACCCAAGTTTGGTGAGGGCGATGTTTGCGATGTCGACCTTGGATCTGGCCATAACCCTGGGCAGGGGGTTGCCCCCCCACCCAGGTCAGAAAAAAGGAGGTGTATTAGTCCACGACGTACAAGACGGTGAACGCGATATCGCCAGTGACTGCTGTAGCCGCGACGGTATCAATCGTCAAGCAGAGGTCGATGAAAGACCGTGGGTCTTCCGTCAAGTCAGCTTGTTCCCACACACGCTTGCCGAAGTCGGCGTCCAGGTCAACAGGGGGCAAAAGCTCCTGGTTGTTGCCTGCGGCTTGAAGCTCAGTGCCTTGGTCAACAAAGACATTGGCATCGAGAGCGTTGCCGTCTTGGTCGTACAAGCCCAAGAAGTAGTCAAGGGCTGGTGAACCATTGGTGTCAAGGTCAGTGTTTGACATCTGGATAGAGATCAAACGTGCGTTGGAAGGAAGTGGGCAGATTTTGAGAATGTCTGCTGCTTCGAGATCAGTGGTTGCCAAGTCGTCAAAGAGGGCCAGGGCAACACGGACTCGACCACCGAGTACGTCTGCGCTTGGCGCGCCAGAAGCCGCGTCAAGAGCGTTAAAAAGAGATGATGCTTTAGTAGTCATAGTGATTACCTGCTTTCAAATTAGACCGTTGCGCCTTGGGCGAGCTGGTCATTTTCGTCGTAAGTGATCTTGACAACCTTCTCTTCTTCGAGTCGGGTAGCACCAAGAGTCATGCAATAATAAACGTAGGTTGAGAATGCCTTGTCAGCACGCTCTTCGATGCGGGCCATCACATCCTGGCCAATGCCAAGCTCAATGGCCGAACGGGTGAACGCAAAGGCGTCACGGTCAGTGCCTGAGACAGGCAGTCGGTTGGACACAATGAAGCGGAAGCCCATGAAGGTGTCGATTTCACCGTTGACCAAAGCCTTGACAGTGTTGAAGTCGGACGAGGTGACTTCCTTAGCACCCAGCAACTGCTGAATACCCTTGGGAGACACAACGATGAACTTCTCTTCGTCCTCTGGCACGTTGGCAGTGTGGAACAACTGCTGCGCTTGACGCAACTTGGCGATGTTCAACACATCATCGTTAGAACCAACATCAGAGAAGGTCTTAGCGATGGTTTGAGTCAAAGCCACGGTGCTTTGTGAACCTGCGTCTTCGATGGTCGCAGCGTCCTTGAGGGCGTCGATGATGACATCATCCATCACGCGGCCCATAGCGAAAGCTGCGGACTGAGCGTAGGTGGAGGTTGGGTCGATGAGCATACGAACACGGTCGGCCTTGTCGATGAGATCACCCCACTCGTAGTCAGCCATCGTGTAGAGGCGTCGCTTGTGAGGGGTGTCCACCAATGGCGAGTCGCTGTGACGGCTGATTCGCTTCTTGGCTTCGGTGGCTCCGATTTGCTCGGTGAAGACAGTCTTACCAACGACACCGTTGTTGACTGTCACAAAATCGCGGAGTTTCGATCCGCGCTGCTGAGTGAGCATCGTGACGTTATTGCGATACTGCTCAACAAAAGCATTAGTGATAGAAAGAGACATGGGATAGCTCTCCTGAAAAGATGAGTGAACAATTCATCGGAGTGCTACCCGCCTTGCGGACACTACCTACCGGAGGAAGGCGGTGCTCCAGGGCTTTCCCTGCGTCAGACGGACCAGGCGGCTACCCGTCGCTGCGTATACTACTGCTCAGGGTTTGCAAGTTCAAATAACTTTTGCATTTCTGCGACAGCAGCATCATGCCCAGGGATGTGGCTCTGGAGATAAGCACGCATAAATTCGTTGTCCAGCTGCTTGTTCTGGATCTCGCGAGCAGCTTCGTCAGGCGACATGATGAAGCCATAAGCCCCACCTTTGCCCTTTACCTCGTCCTCGGCAATCATCTTGCCAATCTTCGCAAAAGCTTTGATGACCTCCGGCTGATTGCCCATGCCGCTTTGATCCATGAACGCGACCAGCTCCTCGCCCCCAAACTGCCGGACAGCATCCTTTGCCATCTTGATGTTCTGGTCAAAAGCCGCACCAAATTCTTGCTGCAAGGCTTGGATTGCCTCCTGCTTGGATTGCTCCACAGCCTGCTGTCCTGCTTCATTGATCTGCTCACCCTTCTGGGCCAAATACCTCACCATTCCGGCAAATTGACCCTTGGTCAAGCCCAGGCGGTGCGCCTCACCCATAAATTCATTGGCCGATTGCTCGTCCATGCTGGAGTTTTCAGGCATGTTTTCGGTCGGCATCTCGTACTCAGAAGCCTGAGAGGGACGCCCGATCTTGTTGTAGAACTCGCCCCACGCCGCCTGGTCTGCATCTCGCCCAGGTACAACCACCTTGTCTGCACCAACCATTTGCTGGGCATGGATAGCTGATTTTGCCAGGGCTTCGACGCTGCCGATGTCCTTGATGGCTGAGTGGTTGGCAATGTCCTCTGGAAGCCCGTCACGCCAGGACGACGGTGCGTCTGACGACATCAGGGATTCAGTGGTTTCGACGGGTTCAGTGGTTTCGATTTGTTCTTCGCTCATTAGCGGACTCCGAATCTGCGGGATCGAATGGGGTTTTCACGGTTACGGGTGGCAAAACGCCCCCGAAGAATAACTTCTGCTGCGTTGCCACTTGTCTCCTGCGAAGAAAACAAAGTTGTGACATCATCAGCATCATTATTGTAGAAAATGATATTAATTTTGCCGAACAACGCTCGTCTTGTGTATCGAGCCGAAAGTCGTACGTCAAAATCTTGGTTGGCACTGGTTTGGTCGAACGTGAAATTCTCTGGCGGTTCGTCAACCAAATCGTCAAGACCACCCGCAGTAGTCCAGTTTAGACCTGAATTTGCCTTGTTGTAGG